AGCTTTTCGGTGGCTTCCTTCAAGGAAACCTCCGGCTTGTCAGTAATCACATAGAAATGAGGAGAGGGAACGAAGCCTATTTCGCTGACTTCCTTCACGGTGTATTTCATACTGACGAACATGAAGCGCGCCCACTCTCGCAAATCCGTTTCACTTGTCGTCCAGACTTCTTCATGATCATGAATCATATCATTGATCACAACCGTGCGATGGCCATTCACAGGCGCAGAGACCGTCAGGAGAAAGATGTGCGAGATCATGATTATCACCTCTTCAGAAATTGGTCGATTTTGTGGTGCCAATCCTCAGAGACATCCATCAGCACTAACGAACCGTCACTGTACCATTCGCGGCGGTATGTGTTGAGGAGTTTCGAGATCCAACGCTCGCGTTGCTCCAACAGCAACGCGTACTCATCGGCGGAAAGAAATAGGTCATCCATGTCAGAACTGGTCTTTGTCATTTCCGATGACAAAGAAGCGGCGATCGCTTTCCACGCCATCGGCATGACTGATGCCGAGGATCTCATGACCGCGTCCACGCAGAAAATCCACTGTGTTCGTAATCACGTACCACCTGGTGGCTTGCTTATCCTTTTCAAGCACCGGCACATCGAACGTCAGCTTCGCGCCGGACATCGTATCGGTCACCGTCACAGACGTCTTCGTAGTCTTCTTGCTGACGTTGATCTTACAGTCGTAGATCCTCATGATTCTCATCACATACTACCTCATCAAGTCAGGCTCTGATTAACTTCCAACACCATGTCGCTAGAAACACCCATGATGTCAGCACCATTGCTATCGAACACACACTCATGATTTTCCAGAAGCTCATCCGCGAGGATGGCGTTGTTACTCATGAGTATGACGATTTCGTTGTTCGTTAGATAGAGGCTCATATTATACGCTCTTCACCTCGTAAAAGGGCATCACGAAGCGGTTCCAGTGCGCCGGAGCAACCCGACTGGCGCGTGTCTGGTCCCTTCTCATGCGAGCTTGCAACCCGCGCTCAGCGCCCCGCTTAGTAGTGTAGCGCTTTACGAGCAGCCCAGTTCTCTGGTTGATGAGCGCGTACATGAGTCTTCTCCTCAGAAGTAGCTGTCAGCGAGATCGTTGGCAGGCTTCATGATTTCTTCCAAGTTGATGGAGTAGTCATGAATCACATCGTGCCCGTCGTTGCCGTAGATGAAGTGAACGAAGCCTATGGCATACCTCACGGTTTCATCCGAATACACCCAGAGGATGTTTTCGTCCGTACTGTACATCGCTTTCTTGATTGCTTCCGGATCAGAGATCCTTCCGGTGCATTCTTCTTCGCCATCGGTGACTTGGATCAGAAGCCCTTGTGCAAGGATGCTTTCGATCACCTTGTCAGCGATCTTCCGTTCCACTTCTTGCCGCATCTTAACGCTACCCATGACACTTCTCCTTCTCAGTTGACCTTTTCGACCGTGCAGCGCGAGAGCTGCGTTTCGAGCACACCATTGTACTCGCCATGACGCTTCACAGTTCCGGTCACCAGCACTTGCGAACCATCGTCCAACTTCGTACCGCGACCAGTGAACCACGAGAACATGTTACCACTTTCGTCTTCGAACTTCACCAGCACAACGTCACCCCAGTCGTTGCCATTGATAACGCGTTGCGAACGTAGGATCAGCTTGAGATCACGAAGGCGTTCTCCCACCTTACCGACATGCTGCGAGCGGAACTTAGCAGCAATTTCGTCATGGCGCTTAGCTTTACCTTCATGAAGGCGTTGGTAAGTGCCTACGGCGCTGACAGCAAGCCCGAGACGGCGTTCATCATGCAGAACATCAGCGCTGAAGATCACTCGCAGATTATGCGCATAGTCGGAGTTGTCTTTCCATTCTTCGCGCACCCAGTGCAGCGTCTTCTTCGCAAGTTCGTAATCAGCTTCGGTACGAGCAGCCAGGATTTCGCGGATCTGTTCTTTCTGTTGTTCAGAAGGGCGGCTGATCAGCCCTAACACCAACCCAACGTAGTAGACAGTGGGGTTGACATCTTTGTAAGCAGCGGCGCTCTTCGAGCACCAACCGTACAGGCGAATGCACACCGCTGCCAGAGCGAGCGCGCCTTCAATGCTTTGATGCCACTTCGCCTTTGAGGAACCGAAGCTGTACTCATCTTCCAGTTCCATCGCACCACGAAAAAGAGCAAAGCGATGAATGATAGCAGCGGGGTCAACGCCGAGATAGTCGCGGAGACAAGTGCGACCGACCTGGAGCTGTTCACCGTTATCGAGATTGCGGACAGCGTAGACATCATTCCGGCGGCGAGCAGTCTTGCAGTGCTCGCAGAAACCCGTGGAATCGCGAAACTTGTGGTCTAGGTCTTCGACACCAGGAGCTTTGTCGACCAGGTTGCCACCTTCATGCAACTCGATGTGGGCGAGAAATTCGTGGTTGCCATAGCGCAGAGCTTCGCCGGTGATTATGAGTTCGGTGTGACTGACTTTGATGTGGCGTTCTTCGCCATCCCAGTCACGCACAACATGCGTCTTCACCACTTCCTTGCCGATCTCCCAGCTGATATCCGGGCAACCATAACGGTGCGCTTTCTTCGCAAGCTTTTCGAGCGCCTTCTTGGCTTCTTCAAGACGCTCGGTGACAACGGTGACTGTGGCTAGTTGCATGAAGATCTCTCCCTCACATTTCTTTCCAGTAAACGTAGACAGTCGTTGCCCACCAACGGTGATGATTCGGAGAAGCGATACCGAACTTGAGGAAACAACTACGATAACCGTTCAACTTTTGACCACGATGGAACTCACCATGAAAGCGAGCAGCACGCCAGCCGCGATAAACCGAAATCTTCAAATTCTTGATACGCATAACGGCTTCCAAAGTTGGCGGGAAGTTTCCCGCCGTTGAGAATAGTATTCCCAGTTTCATTGATGCCGTAAAGCACTGAAACCCCTTGGAAATCAATAACTTAGCTAAACATTGGCTAAGTCACTGTTCCCAAAGGGTTTCTAAGTAGCTGTTTTTACAGGGGTTTCTAGGGAGATACCCAAGGTTTCCGAATTTAACGGAATTTTAACGATTAGGAGCCAGCTTCCAAAGGTCCAATTACACATGCGGAGTTCGAGGCTGGCATTTCGCCTTCAAATTGACCTTTGACATCCCAGAAATACCATTCTGCGCGAGAGCGATCAAACGTTGCTTTGTAGAATGGCGGCGTGATAACTTGTTGCTTAGTTACTTCATCAATGCATATCAAACGCCCACCTTGCGGCAGATAACGCTCATACGAAGAGTCACATCCAGCGAGAAGAAATGCAGCAAAAGCCAACAACAGAAATTGTTTCATGTTAACACCTCTTTGATGTCCAAAGATTGCGCAAGTCCTAAGCGCTCATGGACTTTTTGTAATGTTGGCTCATCAATTTGCCAACCTTGGCTTCTGTATTTCAACAATCTTTCCAGCTGAAACCAAGGGAACCACTTGGAATTGCAAGGGACAAGTCTTCTCTCAATAATGGCTCTATACACCTCCGGTCTGATGTGCAAGGTCCCGGAGAGATCACATGCAGCGCAGTTATGCAGCCATTCGTTATTGTCGATATGGTCAGCAAGTTGCCCGTAGAACCAATTGCATACGTCGTAGACTGTTCCGTCGGAGCTTCTGATGACACTGATGAATGCCCTTGCTCCTTCGCGATGTCCCGCAGGATATTCCGTAATTTCAACATCGCTGCGATTTCTAATTCTTCTTTCGAACTCAGCATATGCTTCTTCGCTGCCAAAAAACAAGTCAATATCACGCTGACGTGAACCATCAATGACAGAACGCACTGCTCCTCCAATGCACCAGATGTCAAGATCTGGGCATTGGAGGAATGCGAGCCTTTCCTTTAGTAATTCATAGGATGGCTGGTGTTGTATTCCCACCAGAGCAGATGGTCTGAGATATTCTTCTTGCCCACTGGGCTCATGCTGTGGACATACCATGCAGGGAGTTCCTTGATGCCATGTTCATCCAAGAAATTGGTGAACCATTTAGCAGCGTGATAGCCAGTCTTCTCTACACCATCATAATTGCCATGCTCGGATGCTTTGTAGTGATCAAAAGCAAGGTCATGGTCGAACGAGATTGCATCAGGAAGTTTGCCATGTTCCTTCCAGAACCACTCGATGTAATGTACAAACTGTTCGTAAGAACGAACTGTCTGCCAAATCACATCATTAGGAAGACGCAACCATGTGACTTGTCCAACTTTGCGTTCGTCGTCGAGAAATACACCCTGCTTCATTTGGAATGTTCCTTGTAGAGCTGTGTCAACAATGCATGAATAGCTTTCGTATGAAGAGATGAGGACTTCTCTACAACAACGAAATATGCATTGCCAGAACCATCAGAAATATATGGAAAACTGTAGTCCGTGGACATTCCGATGGAAAATCCTTCTGCAACCTTAACTGATGGAGGAAGTTCTTCCATCATTCGGCACCAGGAGGAATGGTAATGCCGCGTGAACAGCCAACGGGTTGATAACCATTGCCATTGCGACCATTGTATTTGTCACTGCCAGGAAGTGTGGCAGCGTATGCCAACAACTTCTTCAATGGATCCTTAATTTCAACCTTTTCCGGATCCAATGCCAGGCGCAACTGCGATTGCAGGTAGCGATAATTGTCAGCCAATTCCGCAACGATGGTAGCAGCAACGTGCTCACCGGTGCAAACGCCGTCGATTTCTGTGGCACCAGGAAAGTTCTTTTGGTCATCTTTGTACCATGGATAGTTCATGGCTTGACCAGCAGTCTGCTCGATGCAATGCAATTCTGCAAAGGCTGCTTGCTGGAATTGTTGCATGCGTTGAAGGAGATCAATCAGTCGTTGACGGTTGATCTCAGCTCCTGACTGAATGTCCTGGATCATCCAGGCAATGTCATCCTCAAGCATTGCTTTCCCCAACAATTTTGTTGACCGCTTTCTGGAAGGTTTCCTCCTTGGCGGCGAACACTGCCTTGACGAGGGAGTTGATTTCATCAAGACCTGCCAACACTTCGTTGATCTTGTTGTGATTAAGCGTTGGCATTGCCTTCTGTTCCTTCAGCTTTGTCGTCAGCGCATTCACACGGTCGTTCATATGCATGATGAACGCAACGTTGTAGCCGAGGTTCAGTTCCCGCACATACGGGCTGTTCTCGAAATCAGCCTTCGCCTTGATCAGATTGGACTTGTTCACGGTATTCATCCTGTAATGGTGTAGGAAACATGTCAGCAGCTTGGCGTTCGCCAAATGCAACTCCCATGTGGAAATAGTAGAGAGCCAGTGCATTGGAGACTAAGAAACCGAAGCCATTGTTCAAACAATGGATCAACGCGAACCAACCGACACTAAGCAGAATGAATTCAATGATTTCTCGAACGAGTTTTTTGCGTGTCATTCTACAGTTTCCAGTTCGTGCAGCATTTGATTCCAAATGTCTTGAACGTAACACCAGCCAATCTCAACACGGTTGCTGTCTGTTACTAGCGTTATTGTGACCTTCCCATTTCCCAAAGATTCTTCCAATAACTCAAAGTTTTCTTCATCACCAACGATCTGACGTAAAGTGCTCTCGAGTAGTTGCTTCTGCCAAGAAGGTGTTTGATTCAACTCCGAAGACGACGTCTTTGCAGTAGAGGACACCGTTTGAGATAACTGCACCGTTGATGTTTGCGGTACCGCTGGCGCACCAGATTTGCGGAAGAGGTTGGTAAGGAAGCCCATTTGGATATCCAGTATAAGAAATGCACTTTGTGCAATCTTGCACACACGGATTGTAACAGGTGCCACATTTTGGGCACACCCAACCTGTGTTGTATGGAGCAGGATGTTGTGAAGGAGGTGTTGTGATCATGACCAGCAGATTCCGAATTTGTGAGAGTACCTAGAAGACGTGCCCATATAAGTATCATCATCGGACGATCTTCGATCGAATAAGTACTGAACTTTGTATCCCAACTCTATCAACAAATCTTGAACGATCTTCGGATCTAAATCATCATCTGTACTCATACTTACTGAATACAAACCTTCCTTGATTGCTTTGTTTATAGCAGGCGTCACTGTATCCTTAACAAACATTCGCGCGCGCAGAATTTTGTTTTCTTTGATACGTTGCCTTTCTAGTGCAGTTTTATGGGCTGCATCTTTGGCACTTAGCAAAATGTAATCATCTTTGGCCATTTATTTTCTCCAAAGGGAACTGCCCAGCCGAAGCCGGGCAGTTCTCTAAAGTCAGGTTAATTACCAACCCGAGGAATCGCTGCTGCTCGAGAAATCGGAGCTGGAGCCAGAATCCCAAGAACTGGACGAACCACTGTCCCAGCTTGAAGAGGAACTGCTGCCGCTATCCCAGGAAGGACTCGGCGATGGGCTGGAATCCCAGGAGCTGCTGGACGACTTGCCGCTGTCGTAGGAGCTGGATCCATTGTCGTACGAAGAGGAACGGCTCGAACCACTGTTCCAGGAAGCAGATTGCGAAGGATTCCAGCCAGTGTTTGGATCGCGCTCATGTATCACTTCGACGTCATGTTCGACGTAGGTGTCATGGCGATTGTTGTTTGAGAGCATCTCGCCAACCAACAAACCAGTCACCAGACCATCGTTGCTGCTGCCGTTGTTGATGATAGTGGTAGAGGAAGCAGGTGTCGGTGCTGCGTATGCAGGAGGAGTGACCGACGGTCGCGCCGGTATGTATGGTTGGCTCGGAGCAGGACGCTGGAAACCAGTTGCACGGACCGGATTTGGCGCAGCGGCTCGGGTGCCGTAGGAATCCAGCTTGGTGTCAACGCGATTCTTGGCGGAATACGCTTCGCGAACTGCTTCTGCTGCCAACTTCTTGGCTGCACCATTGTCGACCAGGCGCTTGATGATGTATGCCAAAGCAAGAACGAACACCAGAATGATACCGCCGACCAGGAATGGATGTGAGCCTTCGCCGGGATGCGTCACGCTGTAGTCATCCTTGGTGTTGACCAAGACGGTCTGGTTGACAGTGGCGAGCTTGGAGCGCAGTGCGTTGTAGGCATTCATGTTGCCGACGAACTGATGGGTCGGATCGAGCTGATCGGCTCTGGCAAGTGCCTGAGTTGCTTCTTGGATATTGCCGAGATGGGCATCCGCCTGTGACAAGTAGTACCAGGCTTGAGCATTGTTCGGATACGACTTGGTGGCATCGAGCGCCAAAGAACGTGCGCGATCGAAGTCACCAGCACGCCCAGCATTGTTGATGGGACTGAGGTCTTGAAACATGGAATTTCCTTGTGTTGGTTTGAAGGAATCAGGAAGCTTTATTGTGATTGACGATCGTTCCAAAGAGTCGGAAGTTTAGATCAAAGATTCGTCTTGTTTCTTCTTGACAGTCAAGGAAAATGGTTCTTCAATATTGAGTGGCGAAACGCTGACATTTATCTCGTAGCCAACAATTGCCAACAACTCAAATAGCTTGTCAATTGAAAACTTCTCGAGCCTTCCGCAGTAGAGATTGCTGACGCGTGGCTGAGAAATCTTGAGAACTTTGGAAGCAGCCTTTTGGTTCCAGCCATTGCGTTTAAGCATTGCAATCAAAGCAATGGCCAGATGGTTTTTGAACATTGCCATGTTTGCTTCGATCGGATCGTCATAGAACATTGCATAGATGTTATTGGTCATCAGTCTTCTCCATTGCGACAAGCACCTTTGGCAACCTTGTCACTCGCTTTGTTATGAAGCCAGATGAATCCACAATGAACGCAGAACCACCAGTGGCAAATCTTCCCGCTGAAGTTATGGCGTTTCATGTTGGTTCCTGGAAGTTAGTAAACACCACTTTATCACCAAGAACCATCCCAAATTGAATTTTTGTCAGCGGTTTCTTCTTGTCTTGGACATTACTCACATCCATCAGGTAAATTTCTTTACCATGTAACATATCAACAAGCTTGTCAGTTGCTATGACATCATCCCAGGTTATAGTGGGTTCTTTCCGTTTCATAAGAAGTGACCAAGAGTAATTGCGGCAGCAAAAAGGATTGCGATGACAATAGCAAATGGCTTTGTCATGTCAGGCATCCAACCACCTTGATCTTTGTGGAAGAACGCAACACCAAATCCCCAAAGCAAGATGCCAACAGGCACAAACCACCAATGTAACGTAATCTGCATACTCAATATCCTTCCCAAGTTTCATCGCAATTTTGGCAATGATAGGCAGCGTTGAGATTGATGCCGTCTGGTACAGCACCGATGCAATCTACATTCTTTGAAGCACAACGTGGACAAAGTTCGCCTTTGCAAACAGCAGCACGCTGTGATTCAGTGAACGTCCACTCAGTTGAACGGCTTGGCATAAGCATTCCTCTATCACTCACAGTTACAGCATCTGATTATACGGACTCAATGACCCAATAACATACATAATTGTCGACCTTATTCAGGAGAAGTACAAATGAACATCAGTGACGCTGGGCTGACTCTCATCAAGAGCTTTGAGTCTTTTCAGGCTGATGCATACCTTGATGCAGTCGGTATCCCAACAATCGGCTATGGAACAACAAAGATCGATGGACAACCTGTTAAACTTGGAATGACATGCACTATGCAAGAAGCAACAGGTTGGTTGAAATCTGATCTTTCAAAATTTGAAGATTTCATTCAAGACAAAGTGAACGTTCCGTTGACTCAGAATCAGTTTGATGCTTTGTGCAGCCTGGTATACAACATCGGTCCAGGCAACTTCCAGAGTTCAAGCTGTTTGCTTGCGCTCAATCAGAAGCAATACAAAACAGCACAGGCGCGTTTTTTGCTGTGGAACAAAGCAAAGGGAAAAGTGCTCAAAGGTTTGAGCAGACGTCGTGTTGCAGAAGCAGCAATGTTCGGTCCTCTGAGCAGCCAAGAATTAATCGAAACTTATCACATCGAGGTGTAACGTGAAGACCATTGAGAAGATTTGTGCTTGGGTATGTGACAAGATCGGATCTCCTCAAGTATTAGTTGGAGCTGTCTTCTTTCAAGTGTTGTGGGTGGTCGTTGGTGAAATCACCAAACTAGATCCTTATCCATTCCCGTTCCTGTTGACCATCAGCAACATCGTGCAGTTAGTTCTCTTGTTTGCTGTTGCTTGTGGACAACGAGAATCATTGAAGCGTAGTGAACGTCGAGCTGAACAAGATCACAAGATGATCAAGCATCTCGAAAAGATTCTAGAAAACCAAACTGCATAAACAATGAGGGAGCCAAGTGGCTCCCTCATTCATTACAGATCAGAAAATTGCGACAAGAAATTTGTCCATTGCATGCTTCGAATGTTCCAACTATACATCGTGTCTGCGTAATGCTTCATTGCAGCAAATGAAGGATTGACGCCATGATCTTGATGAGCTTTGAAGTAGATAATGTAATCTCGCAATACATGATAGAATTTATCAGCATGACGACCTTTATCTTCGTCCCATTGATATGTTTCTGGAAAGCCACCGCCAGTTTCTGGCAATGCCGCCAAGTTCGGAACAATCGGGAAACACTCTGCTGACATCGCTTCCATCAAGCAGATGCAGCTTGTTTCCATCCAGATGCTAGGATAAGCAAAGATGTGGGCTTCAGCAAGCGCCTTCCTCACAACTTCATTCGGCTGACTGCCATGATAGTTGATGTGCGGATGATTCTTGCATTGTTCAAACAACTCAGCATATTGTTTGTCACGCTCTTCCCACCCATACAATTTGAATGAACTGTACACATCAAGTTCGATATTGTCAAATTCCTGACACAACTTATCGAACACTGGAACAAGAATCTCCAATCCACGATGCGGAGTAGGATGATAGATCAACTTAATTTTGTCAAGTGGCTTATTGATGATTGATGAATCGATCGGATGAATAGCATTCTTCAGCACTTCGCATTTGCTGTAAGGAAGACCAAGCACTGCGCTGTACATCTGCATCTGCCAATTAGAGACACAAACGATCTTATCAAAACGTTCAAGCGATTTTGGATCACGGAGATGAGCACTTTCTGGATCCCAAGGCAAATCGTGGAGCCAGAGAATGTGCTTCTTATCTGGTTCCAATTCGCGTACACGAGAACGAATGATCTGTACATTATCCAAGAGCGCAGGATCTACATGTTCGGCAAGCCACTTTCCTTGTAGTTCAGTTCCGCCCATTGCGTTTCTGTCAAGTTCATTTTGACCAGAGCGCGAATCCACAATTGTCAATTTCATCCCAAGAGCACCGTTTGTCCGTCAGTCAATCCCGTGTGTTCAAGCAACGGCAATTTCTGGCGTAGTTCATTGAATCCGCCGATGTTGATGCCATCAGCAAAGATCTGCGGGAATTGCTTTGCGCCTGGAGCCTTCTCCAAAATTTCTTCACGGGTGAAGTCTTCTCCGAGCTGTTTGTAGATGTACGGAATGTTCTTGCTGTCCAATAGTTGCTTTGCTGCTTCACAAAAAGCACAATTTATCTTACCATATATTACAATCATCAGGAAACTCCTAGCAATGTTGCTCGTTCGCCACGAAGCTCCTTGAGCAGCGTGGACAATCTTTCTTTATCAATGAAGTCAGGTGCCTTATGCACGTGAAGATTCTTCACTGACGCAAAGTATTCTTTTTCTTTAGAGAGGATGTGTGGATTGTGCTCAAAATTTGGCGCCGTCAGTGGCATGTGCCAAGAACCCACATGGTGTTCTTTTGGTATGCGAGATTTCTTCCTCGTCTCATAATGATAGCTGAATTCATGCTCAAAGAAATCAAAACCAATCAAGCTGATTGATGATTGCGTTCCAACCACTGTATCAAAGAAGTGAACTGCTTGTGCACCCTGACTCAGGCGTGTCTTCTCGTCAAAGGTGCCGTTGATGTCTTGTCCCATCTTGACATAATAAGCAGTGTCACCAGCAAGCATGAAGTCTTTGTAGATCTGCAAATTACCATTGAACATCTCCTTGCTCACCATCAACGATCCTTCATCTTCCTTGTACAATGCGATCTGACTGATCGTCATGATGCGGAAACGCGAAGTGAGAAAATGGTTCCACATGCCTGCGCGGGCGGTACCGAAGAACCAGATGTCTTTCTTTGAACCAAGGAAGTCTTTATATTTCGTGTAAGGAACGCCTTTGCCAAATCTTAACACAACATCATATGAATCAATGATGTCACCATGAGCCGGATCGGAGAAAATGGTAGCAGCATTGCCAACCATCAAGACTCTCTTTCCAGCAACGTATTCTTTCAACTCTTCGATGCAGAGCTTGTTAAGTAGGGCGTTGTACACTTATGCTTCCCAAGATTGTTGCGGAAGTCGATCCACTCTTGAGCAAATTCGACTGTTTCATATTTCTTATCCAACCAAGGACCACCATCTGTGAAATGAACAGCATGTGGATCCGGATGATTGTAACCATAACCAACAAGATGATTGAATGACTTTGGTAAGGATTCTGTACGATTCAACCCTGGATACCACTCGAATCCATGTAACCAAGCAGCCGAACGTTCACTCACATTAGAAGGAGTGAGTTTGGTGATATACTCAAGCGTGTATGGTGAATCCATATTGAACAACATCATCGATGACCAATTCTTGTATGCATAGAACTTTTGGATTTTACCGTTCATCTTCTTTGCAGGAAGATTGTTTGGTTCAAGTTGGTGTTGTACCACTTGAACCGGCAAGTTCTTATCTTGGTATTGAAGAATCTCGCGTGGATCTTTTCTCCAAAGGAAATCACAATCACAGAACAATGCTGTACCATAATAGCCAGCAAGGTATGGCGTCAAGAAACGAGTGAAAGCAAAATCAGTGCTTGCATTCGGATCTGGATGACGCCAGTAGAGATTCTTATAAGAAAGAACGTCACGCTGGATGAACGCGATCGGAACTTCATTGCCGACAAAACGATGAATCGATGCTGCACAAACTTCTGCTGCTTCAGACTGAGCCATGTCCCAGCCGATGAAGATCTTGAAATCGCTTTTCATCTCAATATCCTTGCTTGAACCATTGTCCTTTCAAGATGAATGATCCGAGTGACATGTGTCGCCTTGCTTGCGCTGCGCAATCTGGGCACTGAGTAGTTTCCTTCTCATCCTCCGGAGTGGACATAGGAACAAGCTTCTCAAAATCATGCCCATTAGCGCACTGATACTCATAGATTGGCATCTGCAAACTCACCAAATTTGTATGTGTGCTCGCCTTCCTTATTGGTGTAGACGAGCAAGAAATTATCAATACCTGCATCCTCGATGGCTTGAATCCACCAAGTGGCAGGCTTTATTGTGCAATGAAGGTTTTCGCCATCAGCGAATGACTTGAACGCTGGAGATCCGGCAATAGAGAACAGGAACAGACAATCAGAAGAACCTTGATAGTAGATGTCTTCCAACACTTCTTCAACGCATTCTTCTGGGATATGTTCCATCACATCCGAACAAGATATCACATTGAAACATCCATGATCTGGATGTGCTGCATATGGAGGATAGGCAGGATCATACAGATAGAATGATTGCAGCTTCTTTCCCAGCTGCTGGGGCATTGACTTGCCTTCGATCAAAGGTTCAAACCAATGGCGTGCTTTGCCACAACCATAATCAAGCATCCGAATGCTTTCTAACTTGGCGAGTTTTGGTTTCAGGTGCTTCCAAAGCTTTTCTTCAAAGTTCTTTCCATCGAACAATTTTTCCGACTTGTGCAAATTCCCTTTTGCATCCATGAACGCTTCTTCGCCAGTGTGTAAGCCTTGATAGCGATCAATGTATTTTGTATAGGTGGATGTCATTGTGTGATCCGGTGTTTCGGTATTCTATCTATGCTGAAGGCGCTGACCGAAGCCAGCGCCTTCACGATGATCAAGATTCGGCACCAGCGTCATTCTTGAAATAACGCTTCCACCAAGCACCACGGAAGCCATCCTTCCGCCAAGCTTCAAATGTAGCGTCAGCATCATTCAACAATCGCTGACAAACGTTGCCATCAATACCAAAACGTGGCGCGAGAATTGATTGAACTTTCGAACTCTTGGTTGCCTTGTGGGCATGTACAACGACGTGCTTTTTCTTTTTCTCCTGTGCGGCTGGAGCAGCCTTGTTCTTGCTCATCTTCGTTTCCTGAGTTTGATCGCATGGACAACAAGTTCACGGAGCTCTTTTTTGGAGATTGTTTGTCCATCTCTCCAGAACTGATCATGGGCGAGCTCAAACATTCCCACGGTCGTATGCAGTTCATATCCATTGAAGCTGATTATATTTGCAGTGCCTTCGCGAATGAATGCATCGCGGAGATCAGACAGGCTATTCATGATAGCGTTTTCTCCAGGCAAAATAAAGCCGAGTGCTGATCAGAACACTCGGCTTTGGTCTCACTTTTGTTAACTTCTGTGAATTTTGGTACCCTCGGCGGGAGTCGAACCCGCAACGCACTACCACCTCAAGGTAGGGGATCTTCCAATTCTCCTACGAGGGCATATTAAGCTGGGATCTTCGCTTATGCTACTAAGCAATCACTCGTGTACTTAGAATGATCTGGTTCAGTCCAGAACCATCGTTCCCATAAAACAACAGGATGCACTACCTTTACGCGCTCTACCAAGCTGAGCTATCCCACCATAACGGTGGTGGGAGTGGGATTCGAACCACACGACCTCGTCCTTAGCATGGAATTGGTATTGTATGCTGAAGGCATCCTAAAACTGGTCAGTGTAAAAGGAATCGAACCTTCGACCTCTGCTTCCCGAAAGCAGCGCTCTACCAAGCTGAGCTACACACTGATAATTGGTTGACCGAGATGGAATTGAACCACCGTCATTCCGGTAAAGAGCCGGATGCATAATCACTCTGCCATCGGTCAGAATTTGTTACTTCAACCGTTTGTTGAACCAAACGTTTGGATCATCGTTTTCCCACAAGTCCAACAACGAGATCCAAACCATGAACAACATTGCGATGATGTTGAAGAAAGGAATGAAAGAAATCAACAAAATCACAATTACGATAAGAACTACATGTTTCAGAAGAATTTCTTCATCATTATCATACCAGCAGCGCCAACCAATATATGATCCGAGAATCAAGTCAATCAAGACTATGAGGAAGTAAGCAACCTGCACTGGCATCAAAGTTCTCTCATCATGTAAGAATTTGGGGTCAACGGAGAGGATCGAACTCTCACTTTCAAGTTCACAGCTTGACGTGCACACCAGTACACTACAGAGACCAGAAAACGGTTTGGTTTCCTGACTTTACAGGTAGCAGATTCGACGCTAGCTCTACACCGATAGGTCGTGTATCGGTTCAACTGACAATGTCGTGTCAGACCAGGCAATGTTCGTCACTTTGCCAAGTGCACCCGAATGAGGACCGGTAGTCTCCTGGAAGATTTCATTCCATCTCTACAATTAATGGCTTATCGCTTCTATCGAGTCGCATAGAAGCGATTGGATTCTTCGTCGCGCGATGAAGTTAACAACCCAACACCATCAGAACAATCCGCCGATCACCGATTATAGTTGATGATTGCTGAACCCAAACCAAAATTTGGTGCGGAAGGAGGGACTCGAACCCTCAGAACCTGGCTTCTGGTACCAGTGCGTATACCAATTCCACCACAACCGCAAAACTTAGAACACCCGTTTACTCATCCAATCGAAATGTCCCAGACGCAAAAGCGTTGTGAGACCGATGATGAAGAAGCAGAAAATCAAAACACCAACATTGATGATTGGAACAAGTGACAGAATTGTCATCGGAATCAAATCACCAACGGTTACAACATTGCCGAACGTCTTGGCAAACCTCACCTGTCCAACGAAGGCGAGAACAGCAACAACGAGATAGAGAACCAACTCGATAATGTGCATTGTAACCTCATGACGAAAGAAAACAGCATCCTGTTTATGCTCGAGAGTAATCGAGTGCCTTTACCGTTAGGCTATCTTCGCTTTTTGGCGCGAGGAGTAGGATTCGAACCTACAATCACTTTCGTGAATTTGCTGTAAGGATGCTAAAATTGGCAGCAGTGGAAGGACTCGAACCTTTTACACCGGGTCAAAGCCGGTTGCCTCTACCTTTTGGCTTCACTGCTATAATTGGTGCGGTTGTGGCGTGGACAGCTCACATTCAGGAGGCAAACCCTCCTTGTCTTCAACATTTAGACGAAACCGCAAAACTTGGACCGGGTGACAGGAGTTGAACCTGCATCATGCTTTCGCACACATCCAATTACCTTTGTTCTCGTTCGTAGCGAGAGGGGTTACACCCGGATTACAACTATCATACCAGAAGTCGCGCTCAAAGCAAGCAACATCAGTCAAACTGGCGCCCCTGGCAGGATTCGAACCCGCATCCTTCGAACTAGAAAATCGACGCTCATCCAATTGAGCTACAGAGGCAATTTGGTACCTGGTGTCAGGATCGAACTGACGACTTCCCACTTGTAAGGAGGGTGCTACTACCACTGAGCTAACCAGGCATAAAGAAACAGAAAGCACTAACCATAATCGCCGAGTTTTGGAGGCAATAAAGGGAATCGAACCCTAAAGTTTGTTTGCTGTAGGCTTTCTAAAACTGGTGCTCGAACTGAGGATCGAACTCAGGACCTCCGCTTTACCAAAGCGGTGCACTACCACTGTGCTATACGAGCAAATTCAATGTGAAGATTTACGATCAGGTCCTTCCTTTACGTAACCACTCTTCTTTTTGTGATCCCAAGAAGCGTACTTCTTGCCAGAATCAGTTGTGTACGTGTGATGTGTAGCAGAATTGCTTGAATCTACATTATCACCATGATCACGACTAGCAACATGCTCAGCATGAGCTTTCCATTTGGAATAGTCATTGTGATCGACATGCTTTTCAATTTTCTTACGAGGACCAGGCATATGGTCAACATCGTGTTTGAAAATTTCTGTCAAAAACTGATTGTAAGTTTTCATTTAGATTCCTTGATGGATGATTCTAGTGTAGATAGTTCATCACACAATTGATCTAAATGTCGCTTTCCCGTGTCCCACCAGCGCCCATAATAGTTCGCCAAGATGCGTTCATAGTTTGCGATTTCTGCTTTCTTAGCAGCGATTGCTTCTTCATTTGTCATAAGGTGCCGAATGTCCAATTCCGAGAATGAACCGGTGATTCTCGTTGGGCGGACTTGATCCAATCAAGTAGGATCGCATTTAGCTGAGTACACCAGTTTAACAGCGTTCGGCATAAATTGGTGTTCCCATCGGGACTCAAACCCGATTCTTCTGCTTGAGAGGCAGAGGTTCTAATCCGGTAAACTATGGGAACAAATTGGAGCGGGTTACGAGGATCGAACTCGTCTCAATAGCTTGGAAGGCTACGGCACAGCCACTATACCAAACCCGCAAATCGGTGGTTCATCCGTGAACCTGTGCCTATGGGCACGAAATTGGCGCTCGTGTAAGATTCGATACTTACAACTTCCACATCGTACGATGGTCTGTCTTCACTTAGACGAACGAGCAAATTGGTCAAGGCGGCGGGACTCGAACTCGCGACATCCAGCTCCCAAAGCTGGCGCTCTACCAAACTGAGCTACACCCTGATTTAAACTGGTCGATGGCGAAGGAGAACATCGGAGCCTTCGGCGTCACCTCATGTGGGACCATCGGAACTGGTTGTCGCGCTCGGGATCGAACCGAGGACCTTCGCCGTGTCGAGGCGGTGCTCTACCAAACTGAGCTACGCGACAATAATATTGGCTGGGGCGGATGGAATCGAACCACCGTTGACTGGGTCAGAGCCAGTCGTCCTACCACTGAACGAAACCCCAATATTCAACAGGATGCACTATCGTAGTTTGCTTAACAGGCAATTGATATGATTGCTGAAGGCATCCTAAAACTTGGTGCAGAGAGTCGGGATCGAACCGACATAGGTGGATTTTCAGTCCACTGCATGAACCATCACTGCCATCTCTGCAAAACTTGGCACCCAGTACGGGATTCGAACCCGTCTTCACGTGCGTGACAGGCACGTATCTTCACCAAGCAGACTCACTGGGTAGAAACTTTGAATTTGGAGCGGGCGAAGGGACTCGAACCCTCAACATCTACCTTGGCAAGGTAGTACTCTACCAATTGAGCTACGCACGCATTTAAAATATTCGACGCGCTAGAAGCAGCATCAGAATTTGGCGTCCCCCGTGAGAATCGAACTCACCTGTAATCGGTTAACAGCCGATCGCTTACACCAGATAGCTCGAGAGACATTGTTTGGCGGTAACGATGGGAGTCGAACCCACCTGGCGGAGTAGACAGCTCCGCAGCATCACCAGACGCGACGTTACCAAATTGGAAGCCAGAGTCGGATTCGAACCGACGGGGTTTGTGCTTTGCAGGCACACGCATTGGACCGCTCTGCCACCTGGCCATAAAACTTTGTGAATCAAGCAGGATTCCGTTTCCTTATCACAGGATTGGCGTGATATGAGAAATGGGTTTGCTGTAGGAATCCTAAAACTTGGTGTACACGAAGGGATTCGAACCCTCATTGCACTGATTGAAAGTCAGCGGTCCTAGCCAATTAGACGACATGTACATATTTTGGTGGGCAGGGTGGGAATCGAACCCACTTAAATCTGGTTAAGAGCCAGGTACATAGCGCCGGTCTGTCACCTACCCGAATTTGTTCCCATACAGAGCCACCTGATGTTCAGTCCGATGGTTGTTTGATTGTGCAGGGAAGGCACCTTCTTTGGTGGAGCGTGGATGGAATCGAACCTCTTGCCCATAAGGGACCTGGTTTACAGCCAGGCGACCACACCAGTTAGTCCTTATTGCACGCTCCGAAACTTTCAACGCTGATTTCGCTTCAGCTACGAGTTGCACATTCCTCGTCAATTCATGTGCGATTATTTGGTAGCGAACCAGGGAGTCGAACCCCGAACCGAGAGTTTATGAGACTCCCCATCTGCCATTGATAGTAGCTCGCAAACTTTAGATCAGCGCTCAAAGCGCAAGGATCAATTTGGCATCCCGAGTAGGATTCGAACCCACATCGCAAGGTTTTGGAGACCCGCATCTTGCCATTAGAACATCGAGATATTATTTGGTGGACCGCATGGGAATCGAACCCATCGGAGTCTCCTTGCAAGGGAGTCTTGTACCCCAGTACGCAGCCCATAAACTTTGTATTCTATATATCGCGCGGAACGCAGCAATATCAAGAAAATTGTGTCCAGTTTCGCTTAACGACGGTTTCCTGGGCAAACGTCGAACGATACGACCAGATGGTGTCTGCAGAGACCACAAGGATAACTATTTGGTTGGGGTGAACGGAATTGAACCGTAAGTCGCAGAGTTATCAGCTCTGTGCTCTACCATTGAGCTACACCCCAATATTTAATTCTTCAAATTTCATTCTGTCATAAACAACGAGCTTGAGAGGAAATGCTTTCCATTTAGCATCATCTCGCTCAGTTTTATAACCTTTTACTTCAACAAAGATATCATCTTCTTCCAAGTAAAAGTCAGGAAGATAGAATCTATTCTTACCATTCCAAGTGTAAGGAAAGACTTTTGTATTTCTTTTCCATTTGATTCCAACAGAATCCCAATATTCAACGAGCTTTAGCTCCCAAGTCGAATCGAGACGAACTCCGTTGTAGTCAGATTTCTTAGCACGCCCAGCTCCGTGGTGCCACTCACCATTTGAGACTTTGCGTTGGATGGATTTAGAAATCTTCTCGCCAACTTCCTTAGTCCTAGCCAAGTTAGCCTTTGAGACCGCAGCACCAAATTTAGTGCGATCAATCTTATGCCAGCCATAACCATTTGCTCCGGGAGCACGGCTAGGATTCATCGAACAAGTATTTTCATAAGAACGAAGACCGTTCTTAGAAGCACAAGATCGAGAACAAAATTTACAAATCCATTCCATAATTTGGTGGGTTCTCTGGGAATCGAACCCAGTAGTCTGTCTGATTAAAAGTCAGGTCGCTTGCCGTTTCGCGCTAGAACCCAAAAGGAAAGAAGGAATCAATTTCCTTCTTTCCGGACATCTTTTCATATCACTCTAAAAGTCTCTTCAAGACTAAAGGTTACATGACGGCGATCTCCGTTGTCTTACAGAATTTAACGTCGCTGTAATCCGACCATTAATGCAAGCCTCTTGGCTTGGGTGACGTTCACCACACTACTACAAATTTGGTGCCGGTTACAGGCTTCGAACCCATGACCTTTTCTTTACAAGAGAACTGCTCTACCAGCTGAGCTAAACCGGCATTAATTCATTTTCCATTGCCCTTCTTTTGGCTTAGTAGTTTTCCTACCATTACCTTTGTTCTTCGCTTTATACGTTGGAGTGAGACTGTGACAGTTTGGACAAATTAATCGAAGATTTTCTTTCGAATTGTTCCAAGGATTGCCGTCTATATGGTCTAGCTCCAGAGGAATAGGAGCACCTAACCATTCACTCAGTTTACAAGAAGAGCAATTATATCCGTTCGTTTCTATAAGAAATTTCTTTACAGCATATCGCCCAATCTTTGCTTCTCCAGCAAGCCAAGCTTCTATGCTTTGTTGCACTTTGTGCTTACCTTGACAGTCATTATCGCAATACTTGCGACCTATTCCCATAGCAACTTGGGTTTTATGACAGAAAAGACAAGTAAATTCAGCAACAGAAACCATATCAAAACATTTCAAGAGAAACAGTATATAGCGAACCATTTCCAAAAATTCGGTGAAGTTTTCAACCTTCAGTCAAATTTCTTTCTTGGTTGGCGTCACCGCTTCCATGTACACTACTCTACTGATTTCCGCAGAAAAGTAAAGCACAACAAGCCAATCTTACACTTCATGAAACACAGCACACAAAAGACAAACAAGCATGCCAATAGCAAGAAGAACTCCTTGTGCTACAAATGCACCCATGAGACCAGGAGAAACAAAGCATGCTGTCCAAGCGTTGATGATGAACAGGAAAGCACAAATTAAACCAACAACTGCACAACGACGAACAAATGAAATTCCAAAGAACCAGTTGATCCAATTAGACATCGTACACTTCCTTTCCGATCAGAGCATTGGCTACACGCAGAGCCTGGTCAATTGTCGGGAAGATCATGACAGTATCGATAAGCAAATTGACATCAGAAAGTTTGTCAACTGCCTTACCAACATCTTCAGGTGTTCCTGGTGTTTCAGCATATTGAACAACAACGATGCCGCCGTTAGAATGTTCGAGCGCACAAACCAGAACATTACCTTGGCCAAATTCAAATAAACTCATGGGATGATTCCATAGATGAACGCGTCACAGGGAACACCGTTCTGTTGAAGTTTGTTTCTAGCGACGCCTTCAAGACGAGCGCCAACTTTCTTTGCAACCTTTTGACTGGCGAAATTCATTGGATCAATCACCAGTTCTAAGCGGGTCAGATTGAGGCTGCCAAATGCGAACAGCTTTGCAAGTGCCGCCGCTGAAGATGCAGCTCCTTCTTTAACACGTGAGCTGCGCACCCAATAACCTAGACTTGCACAGTTGTAGTGTTTATCAATAGCTTGAATTGAAACGCTACCAATCAACTTCTTGGAAGCATCTTCAATGGCAAACCCGTAGTAGGTTCCCTTCTTCCAAGAATAGCGACAGTTCTTCACCCACTTTTCAGCGGAAGCATGATCATAGTCGTACGACCAAGCAAAGAACTTACTGAGATGTGTCTTCGATTCAATGACAGCGTCGAACAAAAGATCGACATGTCGATCTTCCCAAGGCGTGATGCAGAACTTACCATACGAAAGAAAGCCGAACTCGTCAATATTCACCAACATACTTTGAGTGACCATTTCTGCATCCAATTTGGTTCTGTATGGTCTTCTGGGCCAACGCCCCAGGTTGGTCGTGCATCATACACTTCACCTTCTTTGGCGAAGTAAGCGCGAAAACCACGCTTTTCAATTTCCTCAATCACTTTCTTCGCAAAAGCAGTAATCGTCAATTCGCGCAAACCGGCACCGGCAGGTTTGAACATGCGGAAGTTTTCGTGAAGTTCACCGAGGGTTGTTGATGTCTTGCCAGCAGAACACATCCCACGGATGGCAGTGTCGATCTGCTTAAGGATTTCTTGTACATGAATGTCAGCAGATTTTGACAGATCACGTGCTTCTTCGGCAGAAAGAAGAATTGGTTCAACCATTGTTCGGCTCCACATAGCGAGCGGCTTTACCACCTCGTTGTGCTTTCCACCAACGCGCGAAGTCTTTGTCTTTCAGACGCTCCTCCAAACCATCTTCGAATCCCTGTTTCCAATTGTAGCGTTTTGCATGGCTGGCACGAATGCGAAAGACCTGTTCTTCTGTGAGATCGCGCAGACGACTTCTTGGTTCAAAAACGTCAGGTCCGGCTGGCCACCAATTTGCATCCCAAGTGATGCCTGTCTCGTAACCATTTTGGTAAGCTTCAGATCCAACATCTTCGGTATAAGGATCAAGTGTGTGATGAACACCAAAGTTCTTAACCCATGCTTGGAACAATCCTTGATCGCTGAAGAATGCGTATCCACCAAAACCGTTCCGCAAGATGTTGTACATCTCGCCTTCCTTGATTGGCGTGTTCGCCAGCACCTCAATGATGAGGTGGCGTTCTTGAGGAGTGAGAAGAGCAGTCATTGCTGAAATTCCTTCACATAATCATCATATTCGTAGCGCAGACGCTGTTGCGCAATCTGAGCAGCCACGGAAGGAGGATTACCATCGCGCTCCAGAACGCTCATGAAAGCATTGAGTTTGGAAGCTGGATATTGCTTCTTCCATTCTTCATAGGGCATTGGTGTAGCCATCACTAATCTCCGCACCACGGCGCTGATTGCATACATTGTGTGAAATCGAAAGATTGGACATGTCATCAGTCCCACCCTTCGAAATTGGAATGATGTGTTCCAACGTGGCTGAGTTTGTCTTCACATGCTTGCCACAGCAGAAACAAGGAACCAATCCATTGTGTTTCCGCTTGATCATCTTGTAGATGGTTTCTCGGCGGTTCTTACGAACAGAAGATTGGAGGATACCGCGAACATGTTTATTCATGCGCTTCATCATTCAATCCTCTAAAGGTGGACATCCTTGTCCAAGCAGCAAAAGCGCATGCAGGCGCTATTTGTTCAGACCACTGGTGACTTGGCAATACTTTGCATATTTGTCGAGATCAGCACCAGACATCTTATACGGATTGACACGAATTCCCCATGTCTTCAACGGAGTGCGCTGACAGTTTTCACCCTTCGTCTTTCCGGGCGTTTGGGACTTCGGCTTGATGGATGGCTTACCCAAACGACGAGAAGTCGTTCGCATCGGATAAGTGCCATCAGGCAATTGTGTCACGGTCAAACTCATGATGTAGTTCCTTGTTATTCAATGATTACACGGATTTCTTTCTGACCTTCTTTGATCAGATAGACGATGAAACGCATTGCTTTCCAGACATTGGTGAATTTCTCACCACCAAGGATGCCAGGTCTACCAACACAGATAACCTTGGACATGTCATTTCCCCAGAGCAATTTGTGGTTGCAGTTCTTTGAGACGGTCAGCAGCGAACGAAGCAGCGAACGAAGTTCCGCCACCGTAACCTTCTTTGGATTTCAGAATCGGAGTCACATTGCACATTGCCTTGATGTAGCCAACGGCAGCTTGAGCAGCAACATTCGAACCATTGGTTTCCACCGAAGAAATGTCCAAATGCACCTCCACTTCAAAGTCGTAAAACACTTCTTTGAGCTTCAGATACATTTCAGCTGATTTCTTGGCTTCCGTCATCATTCGATTGAACGGACGATCTTTGCGTTGATCGTAGTCACGCTCGCGACTAACTTCGCCGAAAACTTTGGCACCGCGCTTCACGCCGTTTTGATCAACATGAATGACGACGGCGGTAATGTAGTCAGCGTACCAAACACCTTGGTTCTTGAATCTCTCGCTGTCGGTTCCGATGTACACTTTGGTACCAGGACCGCAACGAGTCATGAACTCGCGTATCTCTTCGATATCGATTTTCTTGGCCATTGCAAATTCCTTACAGTCATGTACATCTAATTAGCGTTAGGAACAACGATACTCAACGATATTTCCAAACACAAGCATTCACTGACGCTTCATAGCAAGAATCATTTCGATTGCATCGCCAACTTTGTGCAACAAATCGCATAGGTCGTATTCATCACCCTCGATGAATTCAATCGCCCTTGTGACATTACTCAATTTCAGATATATCCTTGGCGTGATGATGTATGCAGCGTCAGCATACACATCCAGCTTGAACAGTGTAGTGTCACGGCGCTCGAAGGGAAGGACGATTCCTGTCGCTTCAGGATCGGAAGTGTCTCGAAACTGTCGCGCAAATGTGACCAACGCGCGAAACTGTTCGAGAAGATCTCTTTGGTTCATACAATCGCCTTCGTTATTCCCAGTCGCCGTCGCGACTTGGGTGATAATTGAAATTCAATGTCTTGTATTTACTTGCGCCGAGTTGATCGAACTCAAAGACACCTTTCATCCATGTCGGATGAACGCCATAGGAAACAACCAATGAACGGAAACGATCAAATGCAAGCCTCATCGTGAAGCGCATGGTTGCACCAGAAGCAATGAAGTCATCGACAAACACGAGAACTGCTTTTTTGCAAACAGTACTTGTCATTCCAAAATCCAAGTCATGTTCAACTTTGATTCCGTGGCTCCTTTCGGTTTCCTTGCGCACGTACATCATACGGAACTTGAAATCCGGATACAGACGAGTGATTGCCAGTACTAGTGCTGTCGCCGCCGACACGCCAGACATGCCGGAGTAGCAAAAGATTGGGATGTTCTTTTGAGTTCGCGCCCCCATGAAATACTCCACTACAGTCTTTGCCCAAAGTTCGGATTGCGCCAAAAGTTCGCGGGATTTTTGGGCAAGGCTGTAGTGCGTGCTCATGATCGACATGACCTCATAACGAAGGGTAAGTTGAAAGACAGCGGGAAGTGTTGCCAGAACAGCAGGTGCAGCGGGGAAGGATAGGTCACATTGGACACAGCATTGCGGGCGGCTTGCTGTATACGTTCCCTATACGATCATTATACGCCGTCTATACGCGGTCGCTACAGAAAAATTTCCTGTAGAATCAATAACTTACGTGATTTCAGCCAAAGTCAGCCCTAAAACAGGGCGATTTAGAGGAAGCGGAGGCGAGGTCTCCCCAAAGTAAAGGGAAATCGTACAAAGATTTCCGGTCGGGCATTGCACCCAAAGTTTGGCGGAAGGCGGAGTACTCGAAACCCAAACTCACTCGTGTGGTTCCAAACTGCTTTCGAAACAGCGGCTACACCCTGGTAGCTTCACCTTCCAATTTGTCAGGGATTGAATCCCGTATGTACATACTCCAAAAGTTCTACAAAGAATCCAATCCATCCAATCAAACCGAAAATGATGGACAAAGAAGCCATTGAAACAAATGACCAAAAACAAGCCTTCCTTCTCGCAACATGCATCAGCTCAACCGTTGTCAGTGCAGCGATGAAGCAAAACACCGTGAAGCCCAACAAGAAGTGGGGCGAGTGAAGAAGACTCAACATGGCCATCTGAAACTCCAGGATGTGGCAAAGACGCCTGACACATCCTATTTATCGGATCACATGTTAGTAGCCGCGATTCTGTTCTATCTGATCATTTTTCTCATCAGGACTCGTGCCTGAAGACGTCCCAATAGACGTTGCAGCAACCCGGATCTCTAGCAGGAGAGTTACCAGACCCTGTTTGCCTTGCATGCTATATCACGGTGGTCTTAGCGCCTACTTGGTTTTCGGCTCCCACTCGCTCTCCACGCATGTCGCGAACTTCCTCTAAGCTTTCGCCCAGCGATCAGTCAACATGTGAAACTCTGGAGCCCACAGAGAGAATCGAACTCACTTCTGCGGTGTACGAAACCGCTGCATCGCCATCAATGCTTTGTGGGCAAAACTATTAATCGAGACCGAGCCAGTGTTCCCAGCCTTCGGTTCCGAAGAAATCTTGTGGACCAAGCTCTTCCAAATATCCATGTTGGATGTGATGAAGAGTTTCTTCTACATCACTTGCTTCGCCATCTTCTGCCATTTCGATCAGAAGCTCACCAAGCTTGGCGAGGATTTCACGTTGCTTGTCTTCTTTGAAATTGATGAGTAACATCAAGCCTCACAATGTCATTCTATAGAAATTGGCGGAGAGAGGGCAGAATCGAACTCCTGGCCATTTCTGGCTCGCCCTGCTTTCAAGGCAGGCGCTGCATCCCAGGCAGCATCACTCTCCAAAATTAGATCCGGAGTTTCCCGTCCTCCGGCACGACGAGGGGTGACTGACTTAACAATCACCCTCCACCACCTGGTTTACGTCCAGGAACGACCAACACTCATTTGCGTTCAAACTGTTTGATGCGAGCCTTTGCTTGCTCAAACGTTTCACCTTGTTGAGGGACTGGATCCGCACCCTTCAACGCAAGCTTTTGCATGACCCAAGAAGAGAACGTCAATGCATGGATCCCAGTTCCACCACCGCCATCTGTATGGTTGACACCAGTATGGTGTGGTTGACAAAGAACCATCATGTTCCTGATATCATCAACTGATTCAATCGGCTTTGCCTTGAGCAATTTGCCATACCCATAGATGTCCCATTCTTCGCAGAACTCTTTGAGTAAATCAAAGTCAATGATATTGTTGAACATGTATTCACCGGCGCGGTGATGTACTTGCAATTCATCCTTAGCGCCGCAGATCCAACATTGGAAGTGTCCATCTTCCTTGAGTCTTTCTTTCGATTTTCTAAACTCGGGACTTTCAGTACGCTGATCATGATCTGGATCGATCACAAAGTCATGCAATACTCGATTCTCGAGATGTTCTTCGGTTACAGTGGTCATGATACACTCCAATTGACCAGCTATGTAGCCGAATTTTGTTTGGTAGGGCAGGTCGGACTCGAACCGACAAGTTTCACGTTTTTAAGACGTTATGATCTACCGTTCTCTACTGCCCCATATTGGTGCTTCCACTAGGACTCGAACCTAGAACATGCGCTAATCTGGCGCCAATGCTGAATATAAGTCAGGTGTTTTACCAATTAAACTATGGAAGCATTATTTCTTCTTTGATTCCTGAATTTCCTTCAGGCGTTTGGCACATTCGGAACCACAAACATAATAGAATGGAGTATTGCGTGCAAGTTGCCAGCCGCTGCGACAAATGTCAGCATACGAACCTTGTTTCTCACAGATACAACACTCAATGCCATACATGATGTAGAACCTCAATTTGGTACCCCTGGTGGGACTCGAACCCACAAACCCCGGAACCTAAATCCGGTGCGTTTGCCAATTCCGCTACAAGGGCATAGAAATCACTGGATGCACGATATACAGGATTCGAACCTGTTAGGTTTGCTTGAAAGGCAAATTGCGAACCAATCGCGATAATTGTTTGCTGCAGGCATCCAAAGCTTTTGTCAAGCAGCACGCTTCGGCGGCGGATCCGGAAATTCTTCCGGTTGCTCAACTTGTTCACTCATTGCATCAAGAGCAGCGAAATCGCAAGTGACAAGTTCACCGCGCTCAACCCTCTCGAGCATTTTCAACACTTCATCAGCACGTTCGCTGATCGAAAGGTCTTTCCACTTTCCACCGGGAAAAACATGAAGCTTTTTAATGCCCATGCTCTCGATCTTGGCTTTCAATTTCTCGACGCTTTCAAGCTCAGTCATGATAAATCCATGTTGAAAGAAAATTTGTTCTGGGTGTCACTCACACCCAGAAAGAGTCAAACCTTCGAAGCAACCGTGTTTGCAACGTCCACGACTTGCGTCGCGACATCTTTAACTTCGGTTGCTGCAGCCGCGACAACAGTTTCCGCGAACTTTTCGGCAGTAGAAAGCGGAGCCGGAGTGTTCACCTGCGGCAAAGAAGCAACAGCCTTGCGCTTCTTAATCAGATAAGCAACACCTGCAACCACTACAGCAACTGCACCAGCAACGACAACGAGAGACATAACAAACTCCACGTGGTAAATCACATCGTATTGATGCTCTGGTGGTGCTAGAAGGAATCGAACCTATCCTGAGTCGCTTATGTGGCGACCTTTGTCCCAGACTATAGCACCGAATTGGCGGA